CGCCAATAGGTCAACTATCTCCCGCTCTCTTGGTGTCAGACTTGCCATGCTGAATGTCTCCCCCACATCACGCCGCCCTTACGCCTGCCAGGTTACGCCCGTTGCAAGTCGCGCACTATGACGAAAGTAAAGATGCGCCCTATTACGCTATCTCGCCATTTAATGCCCATTTCCACCTATCCCCCACTTACGCCCCGTCAGAGTGCCCGCCGTCCATGTTCTGCACAACGTTTCGCTCCCCATCCCGCACGCCTGTCGCTTGAACCGCCATGCGCAACGGTAAGACAGTGGTCAGACGCGTGTCAGACGGCGGCCGGCGCATGTAAGGCGCGCGTCAGACGAAATCGACGTAGCTGCTGACATAGTGCTGCGCCTGCCACAACATCAGCGCCCTCGCGATAACCGAATCGTCATGCCCCCCACTCGGTGCCGAATAGCTGCTGCGTCCCGTCGTGCTGCTGACGGTGCGCTCGTATGCCTCTAGTTCAGCCGTCCACACGGGGTCTGCCTGCCATTGCCATTCGCCGCGCTCGAACGCAAGCGCCATGTTCTCGATTAGCTGTGATTTGTTGCTACCTGTAATCGTGAATCCGACTACTACCATTTGTATTTTTCTCCGTTTTCTAGTATAATATCACTAACAAATACAATTAAACACGGAGGGTACATATGGCAAATTGCGCCTACTGTCACAAAGAGTTCAAGCCAAGAAGCCGCTCTAGTAAGGAAACCCCAAACAGGTATTGTTCTCGCGCGTGCTACTTCGCTGACAGGAAAGACAAAGAGCAGCGGCCCAAGAAAGTTGTCACCCGTTGCGCCAAGTGCGGCAAACCCGTTACTAGATGGGCATCCCAAATTAACGACGGTCCCAACTACTGCTCTCGAAGTTGCTCGAATAGCGCGAACTGGGACCGCGCCAACGAAACTAAAAAGGCGAAGCATGTACCGAAAATCGAAAAGCAATGCAAGCATTGCGGTAAGCCGTTCTTTGTGTACCCGTATCGCTCGCGTGAGGCGGAGTTTTGCAGCCGCGATTGTTTTTACGAGTACAGAGTCAAGCAAACCAACGGCAACTATAAAGCGCAGCGCGCGGACGTGTCGCCGTCCTACTTCAGAAAGTACAAGCGGCAATGCGCCATATGTGGATTCGACATCGTAGTAGCTCTGCATCACATTATTCCAAAAGCGGAAGGCGGGCCGGATGCTTTCGACAACCTCATCCCGCTATGCCCCAATCATCACGCTATGGCTGACAGAGAATTGATTTCGCGTGACGAATTGTCCTCTATTCGACAAAATATCGAACTCAACACCGCTAATCCTCAAGGTCACGACGCAACTGCTCTACAATCGGAGAACCAACACCAGTTTCATCAACAACAACTGTTTGAACATTCCAACGCCGAAGAAACGCCTTGATGCGCTCCATCTGGTATATGTAATCGACTTTGTTGTATCGATCACGCGCCACTTCGCAACGGCACGTCATGCACCCGATGCTGATTGCGGTATAGTCCTCCTGCTTTGCCAGGTCAACGCCCGCAATCAAATGGTGCCCCTTGTGGGCGTCTGGCGTGGCGTCTAGTGGTGCGGTGAGACACGCGGCGATGTTGCGGAAGACTTGCCCTTGACTCTCGAGGAAGCGCGCGAGAATCTCCTGCTGATATGCGTCCTCGGTGATGTCGCTTGTAATCTCGGCTAGTGCGTCTTTGCTCAGGTGCGGGTTATCGTAGCTCGTAAAGTGGAACGCTGCCCATCTGCCGGTATCGTCCGTGACGGCACGCTGGTACAGGTGAAACGCGTGGTTCTTGCGCTTGGGTGTGAAGATGAACGCCGCATCGCCGTCATTGTCGAGCAGCATCGGCGCGCCTACTTCGTCCCATGCAGAGGGGTCCATGATGCTGTACTCGTCCAGAATGAGGAAGTCGCAGTAATCACCGCGTAGGCTGTCGGCGTCCCATGCTGTTTTTGCCCGGATGCGCCCGCCGCCTATCATCTCAAGCGAGCGTTCCGTCTCGTTCTTCTTTACCACCTTGGCATCGATTAGCGGCTGTACGAACGTCTTGCAGTCGTTCCAAAATGCGTTCGTCTGGTCTGCCGTTGGCGCCGCTTCCAGCACGCGCCGCCCCTCTAGCATCTTCTCGACGGCAAGTATCGCCATGCCTGTCGTCTTGCCGCCGCGTCTGCCGGCGCAACATACCTTGCGCTTGGCAGGCGAACGCAGGAACGCCGCTTGTGACGGGTGTGGGTCATAGAGGCTAACGTTAAGTTCGGTCATAGGTGACACGAATGGAAATAGGCCCGCCGCCCTCACCCCTCACATCCTGCTCAACGCGCTCCACATACCCCCGCCCCTTGCCCTTCGTGCGCAGCCGGAACTGCACCGCCCACGGTTCGCCCGCGATAATCGCCTGGTACAATTTCATTTCCGCGGCGTCGTCTACCTCGCCGTCCTGCTGCTCCATCTCGGCGCGCACGGCGGGGTAGCGGTCGCGGTAGTTGTAGATGGTCTGCGCCTCGCACCCTAGACGCTTGGCGGCAAGATAGACCATGCCCTTAGTTTCGCGGAGGGCGGCTATTACTTGCGCTTGGGTGAACTTCTGCCGGGTGCCCATAGTGTCTAAATATCCACCAAAACGGGTTGTCGCCCCGTGTGAACGCTCCAAGATAACTTCACAAATCGCTCAACTAATGGTATAATGTTCTTGTCTAGGCAGATTGTGCGCATCGTTTTGGTTGGTCTATAATTAGCTATTGAACCCTTTGCGATTACACGGCGCGCGCTGCCTAGACAACAGCCAACCGAATCGCAGAGGGTTTCTTTTTGATTAAGGCAGGCGCAATGGCTTACGAAAAGATGGTCAAATGCATTCATCCAGATTGCACGACCATGATTCGTTACAATCGCAAGAGTACCGGTTACTGCTGGCAGCACACCGACTGGAGCGAGTCGGGCAAGCGTATTGCTGAGTACAATAGACAAGTTAAAAAGAAGCCCGAACACCTGCGCTACAGAACCGAACGCATCCCATCTATACCGCGCATCTGCATAGTCTGTGGTAAACAATTCCTTGCTACCCCCGGCGCTGTAAAAAAGGGCGGGGGTATCGTATGCTCCCGTAAATGCCAAGGGGTCAGGGCGGCAAAACTTACACCCAAGCGCGACACTGCCATCGAAAAAGCTATCGAAGCCGTGTTGCGTTCCAGAGGCGTCGAATACCAAAAGCAGGTCGCCTTGTGTGGCGTAACCTTGGCTGACTTTTACCTCCCCCAATACAGGGTTGTGATTTTCTGCGATGGCGAATACTGGCATCAGTTCCCCAAGCGACAACGACAGGACGCCATCCAAAACGAAGTGCTTGGCGTCAAAAAATACCACGTATACCGATTCACCGAACAGGCGATTGAAAGGTCGCCAGAAGCCTGCGTTGATACCATCACCGAGTTAGACACTGCGCCTTCTCTCCAGTTGCGACTTCCCATCGATGTATGACAACAGCCAAATACGGCAACGACAACTCGCACCCGTAGACTGTTCGCCCGTCGTCTAGTAACTCTGCGGCCAGCACGCTTATACCGCTGCCAAGGAACGGGTCGAATACCACATCGCCCGCCTTCCCAAACTTACCAAAAGCCCATTGAGCCAAGGCGATAGGCTTTTGCGTTGGATGGAATCGCTTCCCTGATTCACCCTCCTTTATCATTCCTCGCCACATCTGTTTGTAAATACGCAACGGAAAGTCTTGGTTAGTCCAAGCGAGTTCGCCATCAGCGAAATTATTGCTGATGACATCTCCTGTCTTATCCCAAACCACCCACCCGCAACGGTCAGGTAAAGCACTAGCATAGTAGTTGGCTCCCCACCACACATGCACGGCGCGAGGCCAAGACGCCAAGCAAAAAGCAGCAGACGCCTTCGCCGTGTCGGTCGTATCGTCACCGATAACCTTTGCGTAAAGCCCAATGGGAGCCAAATTTTCCCCCCCCACCGTGCCGGAATCTGACACCACATCAGCGCCGTATGGTGGGTCACTCCACACAAAGGAGGGAACTGCGCCCGCTAGAAAGCCCATAACAATGTCGGCGTCTAATGAATCGATTGCCGCAATACGATGTCGCCCCAACTGCCATACTTGCCCCGCTGCCACCTGGTATTGTTCGGCGAGTTTGTCAGCCTCGGCGCGGTCTACCTCGGCGGGAGTGTCGCCCGTCGTCTTTTCGCCATACAGCCCCGCGCCGTCCGCGAGTTCAGCAAGCAACGCCTG